AATGCTATATCTTGCAGTGTAGATCGTTGACGGGCGTATGTTGTCCAAGCGCTAGCCGCACCCGCTACCGATGCAGCATACCATGGATTCCAAGGGACATATCCACGAGTCGGCCCAGTGTACGCTTCTCCAATTTTGCTCTTGGGTGAGACAGAAGTGTTTCCTATCCATCTGTAGTTATACTTGTTGGGCTTAGTTGTTGTATTGTCCGTAACAAGTATCTGAAAGTATGCATTGGTATCTGATACGTCTGTCTTACGAGGTATCGCAGTAGTGAACGATGATGAATTGTACGTTCCAGCCAACGCCCACTCTTGGGGTTGACCGTTAGATGCAGTAGGAACCTTTTGCTGCATGGTTGCTGGTGGATTGTTAGAAGGTGTTGATTCAAACAGAGAACTTGGCATCCATCTGAACCAAACGTTTACCCCGGTAACAGCCTGGTTGGGGTTTTCTTCCAAGTTGATATTGACAGCAGACACATATGTATTGAATCCAGTACCGTCGTAGTATGTGCTCTGTGTGCCAGTGTCCAATGACGCCTTCTGTAGAGCAAGGGCGGTCGATCCCCAGGGATCAGATACCCCCATCAGGTCTGCCATATAGTCAGGTAGTTGCACAGAACTCCATGGCCCTGCTGCCCCGGCTTTCGTAGTCATACGTGCTCTCATGATATATGGATTGCCGTCAATGAAGATACTGTCATCTTCATAGTCGATTGGCGTGATCTTCTTGGTAGCAGTTTGAGGGTACATTGGAACTGTACGTGGATCAAATACTTGTTTAGACAATTGACACCTCAAACAACACGTTAGTCGGACTATTAGTACGAGTTTGAACTCCACGAGTTTCATAGTTGAAGGCAATGTCGTATGCTACCATGCCGTATGTTGGATTAGAAGCGTCAGTGTTTGAGAATCTTAGAGAGTCTAGACCTACCCAGAAGTTTGCGGGAGAGGCATCGTTTACACCCACGTAAATACGAATCTCAGTAACGTTTGCCCACTTGAATCCAGCATCGTATGTGATGGTTGAACGAGATGTTGCCGCCTCGCTGATTTGTGTATAGTCTGTGTAGTATGTATTGCCAGCAGAACTTGCCGCTAGATCAAATGCATTGACAGACCATGATCCGCTGGCGGTAGGGATAGTGCTTAGATACACAGCACCGTATGGCCCGTTAGGATATACAGATGTTGCGTATGGAAGCCCAGAGCCAGTCAGCATATCTCCCCGGCGAAGGATCGTACTCGTACTGCCTAGGGTATATGACGCGATTGGCAGTGAGTTAGGAACAGTCGCGGTGAACGATATTGCAGTCTGATTCTTTCTTTCTACATTCCACTTGGCTACCTTGCTGTCGTTGGTAACGAACTGAACAGATAGTTTGATAGATGTTGGGGGAGTGGTAGCCGACTGTGAGTTTGTACTTAGGAAGTAAGCCAGTGACAATTCATCAATAACCGATGATGCATCGAATGAATATCCATTGACAGGTAGTTTGATATAACCAGTGCCACCGTTAGGCTCAAGTCCAGTAAATGCACTGAGGTCGCCTCTGACTATCATGCCCTGGGTTCCCAACCTGAATCCTTCTTTGCGGGCACGACGCTCAAGCCGTGAAGTCCAGATCAAGTCGTTTGTACTGCTGAAGAAAGCCTTTGGAGAGCCGCCAGTGATAAATGCATTATGGTTGTCGTAGTCTGCGTCTGCTGGCTCTGAGTCTACTAGTGAAATTGGTACGCTGTTCAACCCATTCAGCCACGGCTCAGTTGTTTGGAACGTTGCTAGTTGTTGTGATTGGGGTCTGGCCGATCCAGTATTCTCCCTGTGAGTCCACAACCCCACCTCTGTGAATTCGCACATAAATGAAGAGGGAACCTCAGCGACACACTTGATAGTACCAGTTGTAGTTGGGAGTGCAGAAACTACTGGAACTCTTAGTACTTCATGGTTCATTGCCATGAGTGGGCCAGACTGGTGTACCCCGGTGGTTGCCACGGTGGGTACTGGTCTAGCACCTATTCCTAGTGACAGGTAATCAAAGCACGAGTCTGTTGTACCGCTCAGTTTCTTTGCGAGAATGTTCTTTCCATGGACTGTGAGCATTATGTTACCTCAGTAGGTGACACGGTAGATGATGCAAATGCCACCCAATCCCCGGCAATAGCAACCTGTATCTCAACGTCATACTCTGGTGGTTCATTGACCAGGGACACACCCCTTGCTACTTCCCCGCCTGCATAGTGAGCGGAGTTCATAACGCTAGAGCCATCTGCTGCCATTCGTGAGAACTCCTGGCCTAGTAGGTTGTTAGAAGAATACGGTTTGATGCGGCTCTTCTGAGACATGGGGGAGTAAACTTGGTTGAATCCATCGAACGAGTCGTAGCGTAGAATCTTTGACAATTCTACTCCACCTATATCTCCTAGAATCAGGTCTGCCATTACGTCAACGTCTATGTTTGAATACGGTTCGATCACAATGTCTGGATCAGCGGCCACGGCTGTGCTTGAGCCTGGGGTCGTGATCCATGGTGCTGTTGAGATTGGTACTGGATTAACCATTAAATCTCCGCAAGATAGACTTTATGAGAAAGCCCATCGTTTCCTCTGTCATATTCTATATTATACACTACAAAGCGCTTGTCGGGCATGTAGTCAACTCCGTTGGCGTCTGTGTAGTCAATCTCTACAATGTCGCCAAGTTGGACTATCGGATATGGGAACAGTTCAAGACCTACCAAGACTCTTTGCTTACTCAACTCGCTAGATAGCCATTGCATAAGAGACATAGCATCGTCTTGGCGCTGTACGTATTCAGTTGCCAGTGAGAATTCATTGCGTCCCCTTCGCCTACGGTCAATCCTGATATCTCTGTACGATTCACGAGCAACCAATGGGTCACGGGCCAGGTTCATCTCAGAAGTGAATACATCACTTGTGCTTCCTACTTCGTTATAGAAATCATCTACCGTCAGCGAACGGGCATTGGTCTGTGTAAAGGCTACTCCCTGAATACGCAGGTAGTTACCACTAGTTTCATCAAGGTTCAGCGCCTTGTCGGTAGCATTGAACACTAGGAACTCGGCTCCATATGCATTGTGAGTGAAGCCGGATACGAAGTACGTCTGCATGCTGTTGAATGTAGGAGAGATACGTGCTTTCAGGGCTGGGTACGCCTTATCAAACTTGATGTTGAAGTAGGCACACTCCCTCATTATGGTTCCGAACTCATCGTAATACATCTGTGTATTGGGAGTCGTCGTAGTATTGATACTATCTAGATATGACTTCTGAACGATACCGCTGATGGCGTACTGACTCATCGCTTCGAAGGTGTTGACACTGGTGTCACCGAAAGCCTTCGGAATGGACTCTGCAATCAGCGTTGAAGATGTAGTTGTATTACGAAGAGCGTAGGTGTTCTCAAACATAATCTTTGACGTACCACGGCTGAACAGGCCATACGTATTAGTCTGTGCTAATGGCTGTGGATCGTCCACCACACCTACCTGCTGACCGTTGACATAGAGGAAGAAGCGCGTAACGCCACCAATCTGTCGGTACTCAATCGCTACGTCGTATACGTTAGGAAAATCCTCTGCTGCTTGCCTTCCCTGCCCTACGAACTCACCAGTGTCGATAACGATGTTACCCCTGCCACCCCACATCTTGACGGGTACTGACTTAGCATTGGAGTTATTGGCTTCTGGCGCAAGGTTCTTGTAGAATATGATGTTGTGTGCGTCTGTATTGCTAGTTGTTGTCTGTTGGTTTAGAGTAGTGTTGCTCAGGGCAATGACCTCAAGGAAGTATCCGGTGTTGTTGACTGGATCGAAGTGAGAAACCACCCCTCCAGAGCCGCCAGTCACCACGTTTCCAATGCCTGTAGCGTCAGTGTAGTATGTCATCTCTCCGGTTGGAGTCTGATTAACGTCACCAACAGGCTTAACCTCACCAATGATCCTCATGCGGGCACCATAATGCATGAACGGAGCAGACATTGTTTTCTTCACCACTGATACGTTGTCAACGTCTACCTTGTTAGGGTCTTTGGGGCCATGAAGAACGAGCGCTGACGACTGTAGTGTTCCTGCTCTTGCCGTCCTGAATGAGTCGATCTCTGTCTCTGTATACTGAACATTACGGAAGTGATTCTTGATAATGCCATTGATAGAGATGTTGGGAGACAAATACAGTTTGTTCTTTCCGCTCTGAGCAACGTATACTGTTCCTGGCAGGGTAGCACTTTGGAATAGGTACTTTGAATCCTGTTCAATAAGTGTCTTATTTGTAGCGTTAGTCCAATCCACGCTGATTCCGGCTTCATGAGATGTAATGGGGGTCTGGAACTGTGCTCGTCCATGCTTGCGAACTCCCACTATAGTAGTAATTCCATTAACATCTCTGGCATACTCTGGCTCGGTGAAGATGCGTACTCTTCCCGTTGGGTAAATCTTTCCATTGAACGGAACATCTGCAAAGTACTTCTGGTATTCGGCATTGCTACTGATCCAGACATTCCCTAGCCCACCAACGGCGTACTCAACCGCATCGAATTTGATGATCTCACCATTGGCGTAGAAGTATCCGTTGTAACGGGCTAGCCAATAGATTGACTCACCAAGATCAATGACGTTGTTGATTACTCTACCGTTAAGGACAGATGGTGGCTGACCTGACAGGGACGCATTGAGAGCGCAGGCACTCAGAGAGAATGCACTTTGTGACTGTCCCATCTCATTGTTAGCACGTACTAACTCACTACCGCTGGCTTCCCACAGCAGTACCGGCTTGTAGATGTATGTCTGATCCTCGTTGACGAAGGCTGCTTGCCTCAGGTTTGCTACTGATCTTTGAATGTATCTTTCGTTGTAGTCAATGCGGCCATCGTTGTATCGTTTCTTCTCTGTAGACGCTACACTGATAATATGTGGAGAACTTGAGTTTCCGCTAAGTACTAGGTCAGTTGCTCGGGTAGAACTTAGCAGATACTCCTTGTACATGATTACTAGGTTGTTATACTCATCGAAGAACATTGCAGCCTGAGCAGCACGAGCAAGGTCTTGCAGCACCTCGGCTACTGTCTTGTCATTGCTGGTGTAGAAGAACGGAATTATGAACTCTTCCTTATCCTTCCTCTTAAATGTATAGTTAGAGAATCCAATGAAGTCAAGCAGGGTAGCAACCGCCACTGTCAACGACACGTTCTGCATGAATAGCGGTGGAGCCTTCATCTTCTCCAGCATCCAATACCCGTCGCGCAACTCAAACTTTACAGTAGGTGGCTCGTCTAGATTGGGAGGTATTGCTTCTGAATAGAGAGTCTTTAGTGGTACGTAGTAAGAGTTTCCATTAACATTGTCTGCACCTTCATAGAACACGAACTTGGTGTTGAGGTCTGACATGCCGTTGAATATGCTGGTGGGGTTATTGAAGATGCTTTCCGTATCCATCAATGTCAGCGACCCTGTGCCTGGTAGCAGATACCCTACAGGAAGGTCTGTGGCGTCCATAGACGAGGCTGAGGACTTAACTGTATACGACTCCACCATGTCAGTGATATCGGCTACCATGCGCGGTGACAGTTCTATTAGATCAAAGGTGGAGTCTGCGGTATTCATCGTCTTAACTACCAGACGCAAGCCTTGAATATCGTCAAGGTCGCGGTACTTTGTCTCAATACCGTTATAGTACGTATCCATATCAGCAATGTCATCAATGGGAAGTGGTGCATAGTAGTCATCTTCAACGAGGTGCCAGTCATAAATGGCGGGAGAGATACTCCACGAACCATTATAGGTGTAGACGAATCCAGGCTGCTGTCCTGTAGCGACCAAGTAGGCGTCATACATGATTGGAGAGTCTGGTAGTTTATTGGCGTCTGTTACCCTGCCCATATACCTGAATCCACTGGGAACCCTCAGTCCATAGGCTAGTTCAACATGACCGTCTGGGCCGATGATCGGGCTATTGTCAGAGCGAGAGGTTGATTCTGTTACCACATATGCGTCAGACCACACGCTGTTCTTAAGAACTTGTACCGTCCATTCAAGAGGCGTCTGCTGATTGTAGTATCCATAGATAGGATCGCCCACGTTGACTCCGTTGATTTGAACATCTGGGCCTTCGATAGATGCCGTGTGTGTCTGCATCTTGATGGTGATTCTATTGGAGTATATCTTGTTCTTGTACACTACAAACGGGCAGGCATCCTCTATGTAGTATCTGCCATTGCCGTTGTTCTTTGAAATACCTACGCTCATGGTTCCTGGGATACCGTCTGGATAGCGCAACGCAGCATTAGGCTCGCTCGCTGGCGAGATGGTGCGGAATGAAGTCCAGTACTTGAAGGGGTCGGTCTTGCTTGCCGCGTAGTACCGTGGCCTACCGTCTACATAGTTATTGGCTGGCAGCCAGCGACGGCCAGGTAGCATAAGAAGTTTGTTGATCCCGCTTCGTGGTCTATTAGGCATGAAGCAATCATCCAGGGAGAAGAGAACGCTCATCTTATCGTCTACAGTAGTGAAGATTGTAGGCTCATCGTTCTCGTCAAGTTCCCCATCAATTACAAT